TTAAAAATTAAAGATGAGTAACTCGCTCTTAATTTTTGAATGCGCTTGGTTTAGCGTATATCTCACCCCAACTTCTTCGATTCTAAACCCTTTGTAGAGCTCTCTGACTCTTTCGCAATCATTATAGCTCAGAATAAATTTGCCTTGAATTGAAGAAAGCAACTCATAAAGATCTTGATGTTCTTTTATTCCAAACCCTCCCGTGTTCTTATAATAGCTTTCAGTCCCCACATAGGGCGGGTCTGCATAAAAAAGAGTTTCAGGGCTATCGTATTCTTTGATGAGCTTTCTAAAATCCATATTTTCAATACTGACTCGCTTCAATCGATCGCTATAGACCTGATAATCTCTAAAAATATTTTTGGGCTTTCTTTTTTTGGACATTGCAAAACTATCCCCCTTTGAGCCAAAGCTCATAACAAGCCTGTAATAATAAAAAACCGCTCTCTCTAGGTCATTTTTGGGTTTTAAAACTCCTTTTGCAATCAAATCAAACAACCTTCTGGAACAAAGCATATGCTGGAGCATATTTCTGAAGCTCTGTGGGCGTTTTTGAATAATCAGGTGCAAATTGATCAGATCGCCATTTGCGTCATTGATCGTTTCTGTGCATTTGTTGTCAGGAATTGGTTTTGCATAAAGAACGCTGAGTGCTCCTGCAAAAACTTCTACATAAGAGCGATGTTGCGGCATTCTCTCAATAATTGTTTTAGCCAGTTTGCTCTTGCCTCCAATCCAGCCAAATGGAGCTTTGAGTTTTGCAGGCAAAAATAACGACTTGTGATTTGGGTTCATTTCCCCTCCTTATAAAAAATAATATTTTTAGCTTTTTTGTCAAAATAAACTAAAATTCTTTTCTCTAAGGTGGCTTACGGGGAGGTGAGCACTCTTGGAGCCTTTATTGATACTCTTATCTTTATTTTTATTTATATCTTTTAATTTTTGCATACAGCCTAACAGCTAAATACAACGTGATTCTCGTGCTTTTTTTGATCCCTGCAGACTCCATCGCTTCTAAAAATATTTTGTCGCAATAGCTCCTTTTAAGCTCTCCCTGATGGAATTTATCGCACAAATAATCGTGCAGAATGCAGCACTTGCTGTAATCCTCAAATGGGGAGAGCAGCCACCAAAAAATCTTAGGAATGGTTGCCCCATCACTCCTGAATCCTTTGGGGACAACGATGTTTTTTCCCGATTTGGCAGCGTATTCAATCGGCTCTAAAAGAATGACCATCATCCCATCCTTGTGCCTCCAATAAATTTCAGCCTTTAAAGAGGAGCGAAGATTGTTATTTTCAGTAATATGAGTAGTCATTGTTGAGTTCCTTTGTTCTCAGCTTGAGATTTTGTTTGGACTGCCTATTTTGTTTGTTTTTTTGTTTCTTTATCTGTAAGCTCTATTCCCCAAACAATCTTTGAAACCTCCTCTTTACCTGAAGCTTTTTTGACCTTATCCTTAAGAACCCCACACTTAAAAATTGCCTCGCTCTTCATTTTCAGAGCGTCGTTATAGACAGCTTTGAGCTGTTCTTTGGTGTGGGGAAGGTTCTGTTTATCCAGTGGGTTATCAATGGGAGCACAGCGAAAAAAGCTGTCTATGTTTGCTGCCACAAGCCCCAAGAGGTTGAGCTGGTCTTCAAGCTTGGCATCATAGATATGCTCAGACCCCAAAGCATCTGAAGTAAAATTTAAAATCGAAGCGTCGCAAGTTTTATTCAACTCTTCAATCTTTTTGTTTTTAAGTTCAGTAAGCTCTCTTTCTTGAGTTTCTAAAAATGATTGGGGCAACTCTCCTTCTTTAAAAGGCTCAGGAAGTTCATTCTCGCTGCCCACATAGGTAAAATCAGCGTCTTGAGTGAGCACCTTGAATTCGCCGCTGACTTCTGTAATCTTTTCATTTTCCAAGCAATAGATTTTCATAAAAACTCCTTTATTTTTTAATTTTTTTTGACTCAAAGCTGAGCGATTAGTTGGGGTTGAGCCACACTGGTGGTGTAATTAATGTTGCCATCATAGGCAGTGCCACAAGCATAGAGTCTCTTCCCATCAGTGGCTATAAATGCTCGCTCGCTCTCCCAAACGGATGCGAGCATAAAGTCCTCTATATTTTGAGGGATTTGCATTCTTTCAAAAGTTCTTACATTATTATTATGACCCAAGCCCAAGGCGTTGTTGTTATAGCCAAAGCTATAAAAAAAGTTATAAAAATCTTGCGCAAAAAAGGCTTGATAGTTATAGGGTTGGGTTTCAATATTCTTAATACTGATTGGGGAATCCCCATTCTTTAGGTTATTCCCGCTTCGATTATCCCCAAAGCCATAATTGCCGTGTCCCCAAGCCACAACATAGCCGTCGGTTGAAACAATAAAGCAGGTGTTATAACAGGTTCCCCCGATGAACTTGGCGATTTCCGCACCCAAACCGATGACTTTAGTGAAAGCACTCCTGTCGTTAAGATCATCTTGGTTGAGTTGGCGCTGTCCGTTATAGCCACAACCATAAATCTCTTTTTTTCCTTTTTGCACAAAGGTATTGCCACGCCACCCTGAATCGTCTTTTGTGTAGTGATAGACTTCGGTTACATCTTCAAGACCTGAAACAAGCGTGGGTTTGAGCACGGGAGTGCTGTTGTGTCCCAATCCCAGACAGCCGTTCCCATTCCACCCCCAAGCGTAAAGTTTGCCTGTGTTATCAAGCGCAAAAGCCCCGCTCACAAAGTTGCTACCCGCCCAGATATTCACAATGTTGCTGATAGTAGAAATCTGAACAAAACGATTGGAATCGATGGTGTTGCCGATTCCAAGCTGCCCTTCGGTGTTTCTGCCCGCTCCCCAAACACTCCCGTCTTCTAAAAGTACCAAGACGAACTGAAAAGAAGCTGAGTAACTTTTGCTCACAATTTTTTTGATTTTAAAGCCGAAGCTCACCTCTTTGGGGATAGGAACAACCAGATTGTGCCCAAGTCCAAGACAGCCTTGAGAATTGTTGCCCCACACCCACATAGAGCTGGAATCTTTTTCTTTGGCATAAAAGCTCCCATGTCCCCCGATCACATCTTCTATCTCAACCCCAAGCGGGATGGGAAGACGTGAAAATCCCGAAGGGATCAACCCCCTGCCCGAACCGCTGCGATTGATATCCCCGCCGCTGATAAAGATATCCCCATAGCTGGAGATTTTTCCAATAGCGTCCTTATAGACCTCTTGATAAAGGATGGAACGATAAGCATTCACGTTTTTTAAGAGTCGAATACTCTTTTGGCTGTGAGCTCTTTCAAAATCCCTCACTAAATCCTTGAGGTCTCCCTTTAGTATATTGGTATATTCACCCAGAATCTGGGTATTTTCTGTGATGTTGGCGCCTTTAAGTGAAAGCAGCTCTTCAAACTTATTTTTTAGTTCGCTGTATTGATCTTCTGTCATTTTTTATCCTTTTTAATATTGAACACTCGGAAGCCCTCTTATATACACTGGTTTTACCTCCAAGGGAGGTTCTTGTTCGGGCAGCTCCAGCCTCTGTTCGTCTTTTTTTCTGATTTGCTCTATAAAATCTCTAAACTTATTTTGGTCACTCTTTTGTTTTTTGCCTGCATAGACGCCCTCAAGATAATGCACCCGATTCACCTCCACTTCAGAGCTCCTACCATAAACCTCGCTAGCTTTGGATGCAGAAAATGCAAGAGTGTTGTCGGGGTAACTTCCCCCGCTTCCTGTGATATAGTTGTTTGTCCAAGAGGTTTTAAAAGCGTTCCCACTCCCTCCTGCTAAAAGGGCATTGATATTTATTTCAATTTCCGGAAGCCCACACATTCCAAAAGTCCCTATTTCTTTTGTAATATCGGTACCCTTGGAGTATTGATTGGACTTGGGGATTTCAAAATAGTTTCTTCTATCATTTCCTGCAGTCCCGATCGTGTAATACCACAACAGCGGATAATCTTGGGCTTTGAGCTTTATGCCCATCGGAACATAATTTTCAGGCAAAACATTTCTAAAGAAATAATCTTTTCTGCCAATCCTTTGACGCTCTTCAAAATCATCTTTAAGGCTCTTGATTTGCTCTCTCAAGAATGATGCAATCGCTGTCAGGAGTTTCCATTCTAGATCTTGAGGGTTTTTTTGTTGAGCTAAAATTTCACCGATAACCGCCTCTTTTGAGGTTTGAAAACTCTCTAAGCTTTCTTGTTTGAAAGCTTCCAAACTCTCTTCAGATTTTTCTTGTTGGGATTTGATGGCTGTGATGGAACTATTTTTGGCTTCATCGTAGGCATTCAAAAGCTCATCAAGTCGAGTCTCGCTTACTTTTTTTTCAATGGTGTCAATGACATCTGAAAGCTTAGTCTCTATTTCTGTTTTTGAGCTTTGAGTCTTAGCCTGTAACTCTTGAACGCCTGCGTCTTTCGTGTCGTTTAAGTTTGCAATCAAGCTTTGGGTTGCTGCATTGAGTTCATCTTTTAAGGCATTGCCCTCCTCTGCAAACTTATTGAGCTCTTCTTGAAATTGAGGCAGAGCTTCTACAAAATTGTCCGCACGCTCAGCAAAATTCAAAGCATCTTTTGTGCTGGGTGGGGTGGGCAGCGGGCTGATTTTAATTTCTATCATTTTTTCTCCTTTGATTAAAATTTGATTTTTGTTTTAAAACTCTGTTTAAATACTCTTTAAAAAGCGTTTCAAAACTCATACAAGCCCCTCCAGTTCTAGTGAGGCGATCGCCATATTTCTCTTTTCTAACAAGACCTCCCATTTTTTCAAGATGGCATAATTGATAAGACTTTTATAAGCCTGCGTAATCACAAACACACAGGGTTCGCCCCTAAGTTCAATAAAGGCATTCACACAAAAATCAAGCTGGTTATTAGGAATTGCAACATCAAAAGAATTAGTTTTCTTATAATTACCCTTAGTCAGACTCGTATTGCCCTGCTCATCGGTTTCAATCTTTGAAAAATCAATAGCAGACAAGGAATTTTTATAAAGACTGATCCCAAGCTCTCTGGCTTTACTGCACACGATATGCCCGATTTTGGCAGTGTCGTTCGAAGCAAAAAGGGTGATTCTATAAGCCGCATCTCTTCCTAGCGTGCTTCTTTCAAAATAGACATCCTTTCTTCTTCTTTCCTGCCAATCCCCAAAGAAATACTCTCTCCAATCTGTGATTTCCTCCCCAAACAGCAGCCATTCTTTATCTTCTAAGACTCTTGCGCTCTTAATTTCAATGACTTCAACCTTGATGCGTTCTCCCCAAAGATTGGCTAAATACAGAGCATTGTTTTCCTTAGCACTCAAAACAATCTCAATTTTTTCTTCTTTTTGGCTTTGGGTGTTTAAAAAGAAGTCGAAAGCGGCGTAATCGTTGGTTGCTCCGAGATTTTCCCAATAAGCTTCTTTGTCCAGACTTTCTTGATTATTATCCAAAAGGCTTTTATAGCGCACGTGATTGTTTTGAATGACATCGTCTTTTTTATAAGTGTTATCTTTATTGTAGGTGGGGGTGTCATCGGTCAAATTTGAAGAGATAATGACAATGTCAGATCGTTTGATGATTTTCATTTAAGGGCTCCTGCAGTTTTTAAAGGAGTTGAAAGAGCGTTGGCGACTTCTTGCATTGTAGATAGCAAACTTTTCAGAGTTTTAAGACTCTCTAAATTTAATCTTTCATTTGCATCGTTCTTATCTTCGCTCAGATCTTGCAGGCTCTTTGTTTTTTTGAGGTAGGGGTCGATCATTTTTAACTTAGTCTTATTTTCATTCTTTAAGGCTTCTTCATATTTTTTAGAAGCTTCCGCCCCATTTCTTAACGCTTCACCCAAGCTGTTAATAGTATTGATCGTGTTGGGGTCAAAGCTGTTCTTGATCGCCTTTTCACGCCAAGAAAGATAGTTGTCAATGGTGATGCCATTAACCCCCAGACTTTCTTGGAGTCTTTGAATATTTTGATCAGCGAGTTGCTTTTGATAAGCGAGTGTTGCCGTGTCATCGCCTTTAAAACTAAAGAGCCAACTTTGAAACTTCTCTCCCCCGCTGACGTAATTTCCTAGTACTTCTTTCATTGCCTCTGCAGTGTCTTTAGAAACTGAAGCTGCGTAGTCGCTCCAATTTTTAAAAATGGATTCAACTTTTAAATAATCGTTATTTCCATAAATTGAATCTCTACCAAAAGCTTGACCATAAAGCCAATCTCTATCTTTTGAAGAGTAGCCGTGATTGATGGCATAATTATAAAACCAATCAAAGGCTTGATCTTTGGTGGCAAACTCATCATTACTATTGCCTTTAATTTTCCAAGCAACTGAAAGCCCCATAAATTTTTCAATAAAATTTTTTACACCTTCGTTAGTAATTTCTGTAAAATCTTTATATTTTCCGGCATTTGCCTTAATTTCTTGTGTGGTTCCCGTGATGTCTTGAAGCAAATAATTAAACGATCTTAAGTTCTCTTGTAGCGCCCTTAAAGCCTGCGTGTTAGCTTGGCTGTATTCCACCCACTCTTTGTTTCCAAGCTCCATCCCAAAGCCATTCTTTTTCGTTTCTGTCCAATCGGTGCGATTACTTGCTTTGACAGCATCTTTGGTCGCATCGCTCCATAATTGCACGCTTTGCTTGGAAGTTTTTTCGGTGTAGGTCTTAAAGCCCGCTAATATGCTCCCGCCAACCCCTCCGATAATTCCTCCTAGTACAGGCCCCAATACAGGAACAAAAGAGCCTAATGCTGCTCCCCCAATTGCCCCAATCATCCCGCCTGTCTGCATATCTTTTTTGGCTTGAGCATTGGAGCTGTCTCCAAAAATTGAAGCAAAAATCCCGCTGGCTGCAATGCCTGCAGCTGCTCCTGCTAAAGCGCCGCCTATTTTTGCCCCCGCACTCTCTCCAAAGTCCTCCCCATAGCTTTCAAACAAACTCCCATCGCCAAAAATCTTATCAAAACTCCCTGCAATCGTCCTTTTAAACGCTTCTCCCACAGCAGAGTTTAAGACTGCTTGCGTCAAACTTCTGCTGAAGGCTTGGGTGAGAGCAGTGGAGAGGGAGCTACTCATATCGCTGACCCAATTCTGTAAGTTTGTGAATTTCCCGCTTAAGGCGTTAAAGAATTGTTCATTTAAAGCGGTATTGAGGTTATTATTGAATTCTGCATAAAAAGCGTTCTCTTTGATGGCTTGTTCTTTGATATCAGCGATTCTTTTTTGGTGCAGCTTTGTTTCAGTATCATAGAGGCAATTAGCTTGCTCTAGGCTAAGATCACCATTTTTAAGTCTCTCTTCGAGTTCTAAATTCAAGTTTTGAATGGTTTGTTCGAACCTTAGGTTTTCTAGGGCAATGTTTTGAGTAGTGCCTTCTTTCATCAAAGAGAGAGTCTTTTCTTGGATTTCAAACTCGGCTTTGAAATATTTTTGGAGATTGGCGGTTTGATATTTGGAATCAAGCTCTGCTAAAAGAGAGCTTTGAGCGTCCAAGGCGTCATTAACCCTCACGCCTGCATCAATCCAAGATTGGGTTTTAAGAGCAATGGAGAGAACCTCCTTGTCGTATTCACTCATTCCCACTTGAGCAAGCTCTAGATAGGCTCTGTTGAGATTAGAAATCGCGCTGGAATCTAGTTTGGGCTGGTGGGGATTGGCAATGAGATCACCTTTGGCTTTTTCTCCCTCTGTAAATTCTCTATCTCTGCGTCTTTTTTCACTTAAAAGCCTTTGGTATTCTTTTTGAGCGGTGATTAGAGGATTTTCCCCTGCGGTGAAGAAACGCTCTGAGAAAGTATAGTCCTTTTCTTCGTATTTTCTTTTTTGTTCCAAATAGTTCTCTTTGGCTTCTTTTAATCTTGAATCAAGGGTTTTGTCGCTAATCTTTTTGAGATTTTTAAGGGTGTCTTCCGTATCGCTTTTCCAAGCTAAAAAGACCTCTGCAATTGTAAATAGAATCGCAGGCACAACGAAACTCTTTAAAGTCAGTTTTAAGGCTTTCAAAGAGAAATCAAAAGTTTTAGTCGCAATGGTCGCTGCTGTAACTCCCGAACTGAACATCGCAATAGAAGCTCTAGTGAGACTGATGGCAACATTCACTCCTGCGATGGCGGGCTTGGCTAAGATAAAAGCTCCTGCAAAAAGAGCGATGTGTTTGCCCGCCTCGATTGTTACATCAATATATTCTAAGATTTCATCGGTGTGCTCGTTGATAAAATCCCCCGCCTCTTTGATAGCAGCAGTCAAATTCTTAAAATAAGGCTCCAATGCCTTCTGTTTAAGCGTATCAATGGAAGTGTGCAAAGAAGAAAGCGCTGCTTCATAAGTGGTGGCAGATTTAGATGCAAGCTCAGAAAAAACTCCGAGTTTCTCTAGCATTAATTGATAAAGATTCCCCTCTTTTTTAGCCTTGCTCATCGCTTCAGTGGTTAAGCCTTGCGCTGCAACAAATCTGCCAAAGTCGGTTACAGTTTGAGCCACCCCACTCCCCAAAGAGTCGAGCGTATTCTTTAAAGAATCCACGCTTGCCCCTGAAGTTTGTGCTGCATAGACAATGCCTTTAAAAACATTCTGGGCTTGTTCTAAACTCATAAAAGCAGAAGCAGTCGAATAAAAGCTTTTAAACATTGCAGTGAGGTCTGCTACGGCATAGATAGAGCTTTGATGGATTCTTGTCATATCAAGGATGATGGCATTTGCCTTTTGCATTGAGAGAGACCATTTGTCTGTAGCATTGATGGCATTGCCTAAGGAATCAACATTTTGATGGTTGAGAGTCACCAAAGAAGCTAAAGAGAGCTTTTGTTGTTCAAGGACAGAATTGAGATGGATGGATTCTTTGATGGGGGCTGAAAGAAAATTATAAGCAGTCTTCAATCCCGATAAGGCGATAGAAGAAGCTTGCAAAGAATGAGCAAACCCGTCAATCTTATCTTTGAGGGTATTAAAGCCTCTGGAAGCTTTACTGGTTGTTCCTTGTGTTTCTTCCAATAATTCATTGGCTTTTTTGAGCTTCCCAACTTGAGCGTCAAATTTTAATTCGACATTTACATTCTTTGTCATATAATGACCTTATCAATTATTAAAGGTTGCAAATGATTTATGCTCCCCCAAGCGGTATCTTTGGCTTCTTTTCTTTCTTGGTGATGATTTATATTTTTTATTATTTTTTTATTAAACTCCCTAAGCAAGAAAAAAAACAAGCCAAGCAAGCTATGGAAGACGCCAAAAACAAATTCCTTCAAAATGAAGAGGCAAAGGCTTATCTCCAAGAAGGCTATGAAATCAAAAAATCACGGATGCAGGCAACGGCATTTATAATTTTGAATTGAGTAAAAAAGCTTAATTCCTTATTCACCTCTAATCCTTTCCATCTCTGCATTCATTTCTTTTAAGACTCCATAGACTTCTATTGAATCTAAATCATATTTCTTAGAAAAGTCCTTTACAATCAAATAATCAATCTCACTCCATAGACTCATCCCTCCTCCATTCATCTTTTGAGAAAGCACAAAACAAGAAGCGATGAGTATTTCTTCCAAGTCTTCTAACTCGTGAGCTAAAGGAACAGAGTTTTTATCTTTAGAAAGATATGCCTGCTCCTTTGCCCACACCCTTAGTTTTTTCTTTTGGATTCCTTTGCTTTATTGAACTCTTCTGCCATTGCAGAGAAAAATTCCTCTAAGGTAGAATTTTCTAAAAGCTCGTTGATAAAATTCTCTTTGGCTTCTATGGCTTTTTCCTCACCGAGGTGGGTTTTTCCATCAGCTAAGGTCAAACAAGCTTCCAAGTTTTCTCTGAGCAACTTTTCATTGGCTTTGAGCACTTCTTCTAGGCCATTTGCCTTAGAGATTTCTAAGACTTGCCTCTGATTAGGTTGGTAATATTTAAAAAGAATTCCCTTTTCATTTTGGAAAAAGACGTGATTACGCTTGATTTTATAAACAAAATTTCCCATTTTTAACTCCTTGATACTGAATTTGATGGGGTGGTTTCGCCTGCTGCTCCTGAGTTTGCTTTAGGGGCTTTTGCATTCTCTTTTTCTGCCTCAATGATGTAGTGTGTGTAATAACCCTGATCGGTTGCGTTTGCGCTGCCCTCAAGCTCCAAAGTCGTAAAATCCCCATCATTCATTAATGGCAGATCGCCGCTCATTGAGATATTGGCTTCGTGAATCACAGCAGCCACTTTTTTATTGAGGACAGGGGCTCCGATAAAAGTGATTTTTGCTTTGACAATCCCAACGCTCCCTGCTTTCAAAACAGAAAGGGTCGTATCTTTGAGGGCATTCCCTCTAAAAGGCAGCGACTCGCCTGCCTTAATTTCTAGAGTCTCTACTTTTGCCCCTAGTGCTAAAGCTAAGTTTTGAGCAGAGAAGTCATTGCATTTCATTTTAAGAGTCACGCTCTCATCAGTGATGACTTCAGCGATCTTTTGCTTAGAGCCAAACTCTCTACTAAAGGCAGATGCCTTTGTGATTTCACGATTGAGGGTGAGTTCAATACAGCCCAGATTAAAAGGAGCTTCTAGGCTCCCGTCCTTGTTAAAAACTTCAATCTCGACCCGACCCCCACTGAAGTAGAGGTTTTCTTTTTGTTTATTTGTCCCAGTTGTCATTTATTTTTCCTTTATATTGAATTTATTTTCAAATAGTCTGATAACCAATCTTGATACGGTTTCAGCCCCGATAAAGCCCACGCCCCCACTGAGTGCAGAAGAGAGAGAAAGCGGGAAGTGTGTGTAATAGTTCAGGAGCTCATAGGCGATCCAAGTGGTGAGCATTGAACTCCCCACACCATAAATCACATACTGGATCATCTTGCTTTTAGTGTCAATAGAGACTTCTTTGATTGTTCTTAAGACAAACAAGATACCCACGCACACCCCTAAAATTAAGATGAACAAATAAGGAACATACTCTCTTAAAGACACTCCCAAAAACACCAAATCTTTTTCCATTTTTTTCTAATCTCTCTCTTCTTTTGCCCTAAAGAGGCTTCCTTATTTTTTTATCTCATTGCCCGTGCAAAACCGCAAATCTTTTTCCAATAATTCCGCATACCCCAAGAGACTCTTAATGCTCTCCACCAAATCCTCGCTCTTTTGCGGTCTCTCCCGCAAGGGGATTTCACAATGAGTGGGAATATAGACCTTCTGATAGACAGGGTAGCTACAGCCCTCAAGTAGAATCAGGATGGGCAGCATAGAACAAATCCAGCGCATTTTTTACTCCTTCCAACTCCGCCTCACAGCTTTGATCTTTGATATGAATGGTCTTGTATTTGGTGATAACTCTCTCTTTCATAGTCTCCATCTTCTCCAGATACTGCTTGGTCTCTAAGCTCTTTTTTAAAAGGACTTGATTTTGAGAAGTGAGGGCGTTTTTAAGATTTTCTAGCTCCAAGCCCGCTTTGATGCCGACTTTGATTTGGTGCTGCACATAAAGTTCTGCAAGCCCAAAGAGAGCTAGCAGAACTAAAATACCAATCATCAAGAACTTTAATTTCAGGTATTCAAACATTCAAACCTCCTTCTTTGGATTCCATCAGTGCAGAGAGCTTAATCGCTCGACTTTTAGTTTGTTTTGCCCAAAGACTCTCACTCATCTCTTTGGCCGCATTCTCATAGTCGTGAGCTTTTAGAGCTTCAATCATCTTTTTAAAACCCAAGAGTTTTTTTACGCCCAAATTGTAAGCCATATCCAGTAAGATGGCTTGACGTTCTTCGTTTAGATGGGCAAACCAACCAAAGCCTAAAAGTCGCTCATAGAGCTCCTCGACCCTATCTACAAGCCAAGCCTCCGCCTCCTCTTTGTTCCACTCCCCATTTATCAAAGCCTCTTTTTCAGCCTCGTTCAAGGGGTAGGCGTTCAAATTCCTCCCATACCCAATGGTGGGAATTTTTTGAGTATCTAAATAAATTTGAGAGCTAAAGCCCTCGTGGGTTTTAATTAAAGTTATTGCTCTTAGAATCGCTTCTTTCATTCAGACACCTTCATTTTTAATGCGATTTCATACACAAACAAGCCCTCATTGATGCTGGAGAGCTTTAAGCTCTCAAAAACAATCCGAGTTTGGGCATCAGGGGCTTGAGCCTTTTCAATCTCTTCAAGCTCTAAATCCAGATACTCAGAGCCTGCGGCGATATCCTTATTCAAAGAATAAAAAGCGACCAAGACCTTAAAGTCGGCTTCAAAAACCTGATTTTGCCCCTTTGCAACCCCCTCTAAGACGTAATACTTGCCTTTTTGCGTCAGAGTGCTGGAGCTTAGGGGCTTGAGCCCTTTGAAGGTTGCTTCAAATTTTTGAATAATTTCTCCAACTCTCATATTAAAAACTCTCTTTCTTTAACAAGATAGCACTTCGCGCTCTCTAATCCTTCTTCTTGAATGAGCGGGGCGTTTTCAATGGCTTTTAAAGCCTTATTTAAAAGCATTTCATCTTCTTCTGAAAGGCCGATCTTTAGCCAGAGTTTGAGTCGCACCATTGCGAAATCCAGCTTGATGAAATTCGGAACCTTTTTATTCAGAACTGCTTCTTCCATTTCTTTGAGCGCCCGAGTCGCAACTGCTTCGCTCACCTCTTCTTCATTCTCCAAACTCCCTTTGGCTCGCTCTAAAAGCTCTGTGAGCAGAGGGTGTTTCGCTTCTATTTCATTAGAAGTTTCCAAAGAAGGAGTGAATGTATCCATTATTTACTCTTTGTTTTATCTCTAAAATCTTCGCTTTGAGTTTTAAGCTCTAAAGACTCTATTTTTCTTCCCAGAGCCTCCACTGCAACCCTAATGTTCTCTAGAGTTTCTATGACTTTATTGATATGCTCTTCATTTTGCAGAGCGATAGAAGCTTCTGTTTTTAGCTCCAGCTCCGTCTTGAGTTCTCTGGCTTGATCTCTGTTGTTTCTCATTCTTTTTCTCCTCTTAAGACGCTGTGCCATCAGATTTGAAGGCTTGTTGCCATAGACCATACCCCGCATTATCTTCTGTGTCAATACCATAAATCAGCTCTCGTCTCATAAAATTCGCATCCGAATCAGGTTTGTCTAGAGCAGTGAATTCCACTTCTTTGTTTTTTTGCACCAAAAACGGCTTAATCGACTTGGTGGTATCCAGCAAATACCAAGCTTTGGGATCGGTCAAGAATGGACAAACATAGAGCTCTGCCATTCCAAAGGTGATATTTCCTTCGCCGTTTGCAAGCGGGCTCTTTTGCAAGATTTCCATTCCTTTGTATTCAAGTTCGGGCGGAACGATGAGGAGTGAGGGATTGATTCTTAAGGGCTTGCCCTCCTCATTGACCACACCTCGCATTTGCGATCTTGCCTCCATAAAAGAAGCTTGGCTCAAAGCTTTGGTGCCGATATTGGTGAATTTCTTAGAGCCCACCATATGAGAATCGGAGAAGAAATTTTGCCCGTCATAACAGATGCCATTGGTTTCTAATAGAGGAAACACGAGCTCATCATAATGCTGCACAGCAAGCTCTGCCATATTCTTGATTTGAAGGGCGACAATTCCTAAAGAATCATAAGTGATGACATCTCTATCAACCTTGATAGTGCTTTCAAAATTCTTCTTAGAGATTTCATATTTATAGCCTGAGATGTCTTTTAAAACTCTGTCGCCGACCCATTCCCTCATAGACGGGAGAGCGGCAAGCCAGCGATAATCCACGCTGATGGTTTTTGCAACCACTTCCATAGCGATCTTATTGCAATCGCCTTTTTGAGTTTCAAGAGCTCCATTAAAAAGAGTGCTCAGTTGTTTGGAGATTTCTGCAATCGTTGTGGTGTCGAGTTTCATTTCTTATCCTTTTGTGTTGAAGTTTCTAATTTATTGTCATTGATTCCGAGTTGGCGTTTGATTTCAAGAGATAGCTCCGAATCGCTTATTGCAGCGAGTTCTATTTTATTTTTCTCAAGCTCTGAAGCCTTGAGTGTGTTCTGCGCTTCGATTTTGTAGATTTCAAGGTGCTTGTCCAGATCAGAGCTATTGAGCTCTAAGGCCTCTTGTTTTCTTTTGGGAAGTAACTCTCCCGCTATAATGGCTCGCTCCACTCTCTCTTCTCTGGCATTTTTTTCTAGGTTTTCTTTTTCTTTATTGAGCTTCTCTTTCTCTTTTTTAAGGGCTTCCAACTGCTCTTTAAGATCCGCGACTTCTTTTTCTTTCTTATTGAGAGCCTCTTTTATTGTCTCTTCTTTTTTATTGTCTTCAGTTTTTTCTTCAGCCATTTTTTTTCCTTTGTTTTGATTTGGATTGGACTCTTCTTGAGTGTTTAAGGCAAGTCCGCCTAGATTAGGACGATTCACGAGCCCCACAGAATGAATGCGGGTTGCCTTTGCAATCTCCCCATCTTTTTGCACAAAGATTGCAGGGGAAAGATAGCGGTAGAGTTTATTCTCGATGAGTTCTTTTCCCTTTGGAGTGGTTTCAAGCTCTGCATAGATCCCATCTTCTTTAAGTTTGGGGTTTTTGAACCAGCCCATCGCTTCACCCTTAGAGTCGTGATTGAGATCTAACATCAAGTCTGCAGGCTCTTTTTTTAGACTCTCTAGGACTTTTTCCCCATCAACTTCAAACTTTCGCCCATCAATGCCTTGGACTTCTTTTCCGATTGGCAGGATTTTCACTTCTTTGCTGACAGATTCTCCTTGAGACTCATTTCTAAAATTGAGTTCTAAAAAGAGATTCTCTTTTTCTAGCTTCATTATCCAAATTCCTTGTTTTTGAAATTTGAGAGGAAGTATAAAAGAGGCTGAGAGGCTCTTTTGACAAAACTTTTGTCAAAAAAAAGGTCTTGGTTTGGGCAAGATTTGAAAAAAATAACGGGGAAGATGTGAAAAAAGAATTTAAAAAACAACCTTTTAAAAAACCTCAAAGAGGGGTGAGCAGGGAAGAAATTAAAGACGCCTATATCAGTGGTCAGTCTATTGGCGATATTTGCCTCGCCTTTGATATGAGTCCCTCCAATATTCATTATCATAGAAAGAGAGATCTAGAAGCAGGGGTCGATTGGATTGCTCTTAGAAATGAGAATAAGAGAGACTTGAGCGATTTGGAGAGGAAGAAAGATCTGTTTTTAAAAAAACTGATTGACGCGTTTGAAGAGATTCTTAAAAGCTCAGGAGGGGAACCGTTAGAGCCTAGATTGCTGCAAGATTTCGCCAATGCTTATTATAAGATCGTTTCGCCTAAAACGTTTGATGCAAAATTTCTGATTCAAAAGAGTGCGGAAGAAACCATCGCAACCATTGCTCATCTTGCCCTAGAGCAGAATAAACAAGAAGTGGCTAACTTCCTTTCTGAAAATGCTGATCTATTAATAGAGACCATCTTAAAAAAGAGGGTTTAAAATGTTTGAAATCTCTCAAAAAAACAAAAACTCATTTTTAAGCCTTTTAAGCTATTTTTTTATCTTTAAGCCATCTTCCTACTCCCAAAAAAATTTAAAGATTTTTAAAGGGGTTTTAAAGGGTTTTTCAAAGGGGGTAAAGGGTTTAATTTTTGGGGTATTTTTTTGTTTGCTTCGACTTTTTAAAACTTTAGTTTCTTTAAAAAGCGTGCAGTGGGTGGGGGTAGGTCTAAGGGAGGGGGCGGGCGACGCTTCGCAAGTAGAACCCCGCCCCCTCCTAATAAAAAGAACAGCTTGTTTCTATGTTATAAAATGGGGGTCAAATGAAGCCCCAAGCTTTTAATGAACTCCGCACATTCTTAAAATCCCTCCCAGCGCTCAGTGATACAGACAGAGAAGCAAGGATAGAGAGAGCTAAGAAGGACTTTAGATTCTTTGTGAAAACCTATTTTGCTCACTATATCCAAGAGCCTGAAACCTCAATCTTTCGAAACTTTGTTTATGATAATATCAGAGGGCTATTACAAGAACACAAGCTTCTCTTATTTAAAGCTTACAGAGGAGCAGCAAAAACAACGATTCTCTCTCGCCTTCTCACCCTTTGGCTCTTACTCTCCAATCAAAAGAGCTACGCCCTCATCATTTCATCCACTCTAGATATTGCTAAGGAGAGCATTGAAACCTTAAAAGTCGAGTGCGAAGACAATGCCAATCTGATCGCAGATTTTAGTTTGAGTATAGGGTCAGTCTGGAGTGCGGAAGAGTTTATCTTAAAGGTTGGGGAGGCCTCTGTAAAGGTGAAAGCTTTTGGAGCAGCGAAAAAGATTAGAGGCACGAATTTTTTAGGCAAACGCCCTGATTGGATTGTGTGTGACGACATTGAAAATGATGAGAATATTCAGAGTAAAAATCAAAGGGATAAGCTGCATTCGTGGTTTTTAAAGGCTGTGTTAAAACTCCCTGCGAGGACGCAGAGCTATAACATTCTGATTGTTGGCACAACCCTGCATCACGACTCGCTGTTAGCCAGACTGGAAGAGCGCAGCGATGTGAAGAGTTTCAATTTTCCGCTTGTGCTTGATTTTGGCAGTAAGATTGAAGGCTTGTCCAAGCAATCTTTAGTGGCGATTGAAGAGAATGGAGAGAAACCTTATCAGATAATGATTCTTGATGATGAGAGCTTAGATAAAAAGAGCGTGCTTTTAGAGTTTTTAGAAGATAAAGACTCCTTCTTTTCCGAATACCAAAACACCCCGCTCTCCAAAGAGAACGCACCCCTTTCAAGGTATAGAACTTTTGAGATTCTGCCTGCAAAGATTGATGCCATCTATATGGGGATCGACCCCTCGCTTGGCAAAACTAGAGGCGATTTGTTTGGCGTCTGCTCTCTCTATCATTCTAAAGAAAATCAAAAATACTATGCCAAAGCAACGGGTTATCAAGTCAATCCTGAAGTGATGATTGAAGTGATTTTAGAAACCTATCTCAAGAATCTCACCATCTGCCCCTTTGTCACTTTGGCCATTGAGGTCGTAGCTTACCAGCAGTTTTTTAAACAGATTTTAATGAGAACAGCAAGAGAAAGAGGCTTGGGGCTCATTCCTGTCATTGAGTTGAAGAATACACAGAACAAAGAATTGCGTCTGGACACGCTCGCTCCCTTGCTCTCTGAAGAAGTCTTGGTGATTGATGGCAGTTGCCACGAACTCATACTGGAGCTAGACACTTACCCAAAAAGCAAATACGACGACTTATTGGACAGCGTGGAGTTTGCCGTGCGCATTGCAAGAGGGGGAGCAAGACTCGATTACTCTTTAGCCCTTAAGGCAATGGGCAGGAGCGGCTCGAAGTTCAAAAGCCTCAAGCAGAGGTTTTAAATGGCTTTTAAAAAGTCTTTAAAACTCAAATCGCTCTCCGTTTTAGAAAGCGTGACGGGGGATAAAGGGTTGTTAAGGGACATAAGGGGGCAGTCTTCGCAATTTAAGCCCCCTTATCCCTTAAAAGGCGAAGCCTCACTTAAAACAAACCCCGCAAGGGCAGACAATAAGATATTAAAAAAATTAAAACAAAAGGAGATTACCAATGAACCAAAAAAACCCCAAACCCCCCAAGCTCTCAAACTTAGACCTGAATCCTCGTTATAAAAACGCAATCCCCGCCATTGTGCCGTATGAACGCATTAAAGGAGCGTTGCAAAGCGACAATATCGCTGACCTGCTTGGCATCTATTCTCATTTTCTCAGGTTTGATGCTCAAATCTCAAGCGAATTTCAAAAACGCCGCATATCCCTCTCTCGCCTCCCTTTTATGGTGGAGAGCGAGGATAAGACCCAGCAAGAGTTCTTGGAGAAACTTTGCTCTCAACCCAACTTCAGACGATTCTTATTTGATGCGAGCTCAGCGATTGCCTATGGCTTTGCCCCTTTTATATTAAACTGGGACTTAAGAGAGAATCAAGTCTTTCCCTCCCTCTCTTACATCTCTACCAAATTCATCTCTTCTAAAGAAGACAGACTCTTTATCTCAATGGGTTCTAGCCAAGTCTTTTTAGGTGAGAGGGAAGATGTTTGGGTGCATTTTCACCCGACTGATAGCGGCGAACTCATCCAGCAAGGCTTGTTTTACAAAGTGATTTCCATCGCTTCCCTCAAGTATATCGCCCTCTCCAAATATATGAACTATCTAGACTCTCTTTCCATTCCTCCGCTAGTGGTCAAAACAGAAGACATCAACAGTGAAAAAGACGTTGAGAAGATGATGGAAATGCTCTTCAACCTCAGGAGTAATAGCATCGGAATCTTTGATAAAAACTCTGTGTTTGAGCTTTTAAGCGGGAATGTGGATAAAGGCACATTTTTGGATTTTATTCAATATTGCGATGAGGCGATCTCTAAAGTTATCACAGGACAAGTCCTAGCAGGCAACTCCACGCAAAATGGCACGCAGGCACTAGGGAATATTCACGATAAGATACGGAAGAATACTGAGGAATACGATGCTGCTTTGCTATCGGAGAGTATCAAAGGTCTTTTAGAAAAAGCTTTAAAATTTAATTTTGCTACGCCCGCCGCCTTTAGCTTTGAGATGGATACAAACACGGAAACGGATGAGAACGAGCAGATGGACGTCTTTGTTAAACTCAAACAAATCGGTGTCGATGTGCCGATTGAGCATCTGGAGCAAACCTTTAAGATCAAAGGTTTGCAACGCTCGCAGAGCTTTAGTGATGACTATGGTGGCAGCAGTGAGAATCTTGCTCTAAACTCAAGAAGTGATACAGAAGAGGGAGCTCTCAATAAAACTCTTAAAACCTATGCCCTAGATAAGCCGTTGAGTGATTTAGCACTGAGTGATAAAAAGCTTCAATCTCAAACAGAAACTATTAAAACTCAAGTTTTAGCGATTACTAAAAAGTCTAGAAGTTTTGAAGGGGCTTATAATAAGATTTTAAGAGTCTTTAAAGGGGCAGATTTTAATATGGCTGAAGATGTTCTGTTTGAGCTCATCAGCAATGCAACACTTAAAGGAGAGCTAGAGGGGAGCAGTGAGGGAGAGTTTTAATGATTAAAATTGACTTTAATCTTCCCCTAGAAGAGAATATCGCTTATCTCTTAGCCAAGAAACCCAAAATCAGTTTTAACTTTGATGAACTGAAATTTCAAGCCCACCAAAGAGCTTTTAGTGTAGCAAAGATGATGCAAATTGATTTATTGGCAGATATCCAAGCAAGCCTCATAAAAGCTCAAGCCAAAGGAGAGGGATTTGAGCAGTGGCAGGCAGGGATTGTGCCGAGATTGCAGAAGCAGGGTTGGTGGGGCGAAAAGCAAATCACAAACCCAAAAACAGGCGAAATCAAGAATATAGTCATCGGCTCTTCACGCCTTAAGACGATATTTGAAACCAATATGGCAAGCGCTTATGCCAAAGGCAAGAAGCAAGCCCAGTTTGACCCTGATAACGACGCGGTCTATCTGCGTTATGTGAGTTTGCTCTATGGCAACAGGCGAGAAAATCACAAGGTTTTACACGGGATTATCAAACACCGAGATGACCCGTTCTGGAAAGAGAATTACCCGCCAAACGGCTACAACTGCCAATGTCGAGTGTTTGCCTATACAAGAGAGCAGTTGGAGCAAAGAGGGTGGAGCGAGCATCAGGGGGAGCTTCCTGATATTGCTGATAAAAGTTTTAGGGGTAATATTTTAGAGAACCAAGATAAAGAGCTAGATAAAATCTATCTAGAAAAAGCAAAGAGAATCATTGGAATTAATGAGCCTTCTAAGTTGTTAAAGTCCCTAATCTTTAGTGATTATCAAAGTATTTTAGAAAATAGAAGGAGATGGAAGGAGATAAAGGGGTTGTATGAAGATCCGAGCAAAGATAGAAGTATTGTAATTGCCCAGACAAGCGATATATTAAGCTCTTTTTTGCAAACACAATCAAAAAATATTCTTTTGTCTGCATATACAATAAGAAAGCAAAAAAACAAACACCCTGAATTAGGAGCATTCGATTATTATTTAATTGCCCATATGGGAAACAAGCCTTTATATAAGTTTAAAGATAGGGATTATAGCGTGGTGTTTGTAGAGAAGCTAGGCGGAAGGTATCGTATTGTTTATAAGGTGACAAGAGATAGAAATGAGATTTATGTAACCAGTTTGGTTAAATATAGCAGGGATGATAAGGATTTTGAAGCACAGATAAGAAAACTAAAAAGTTCAAAAGAAGAGATAGATGGTTAGGGGTGGGCTAGCCCCTTGTTTGAATGTGTGGGGTGCGAAAACTCCCACTTTTACCTTTCCATCTTAGCCCCAAGACTTCGCCTATGCCTCGCACAAATGGCATTCAAACGTTGGTATCATTCTACCATATCATTATTAAATAATAAAGGATTTTAATGCCAAATCTCAAAGAATTCCAAAAACTTATCAAGGATATCAAAGCCCTGCAAGACTTTAAAAAGTCTGAAGCGATGGCAAAGCTTTTAAAAACTACTGCTCAAACATTAGAATCTGTATCTGATGAAAGCTTTGAAAATAAAAAGAGTCCTTTTGGAGAAGCTTGGAAAGACAGAGCTCCTGCGACTAAACTTAAACTTTTAAGAGAAAGAAAGCTTAGCCAAAGCGATATCTTGCAAGTCAGTGGGCATTTAAGACGCTCTATCGGGACTAAGACAACAAGCAACTCTGTGATACTAGGCACCAATGTTTCTAAGGGGTATGCAGCTATCCATCAATTTGGGGGCTACGCAGGCAAAAACAAAAAAGTAAAAATACCCGCTCGCCCTTATCTGCCTATCAATGACAAAGGAGAATTGCCTCAAGTCTTAGAGAAACAGATAGAGGGTTTTATTTGGAAGTATTTGGGTGTTTAGGGCAAAAGATAGCAGTACATTGATTTTCTTTATAAGGTTGATTAGAAAAGAAATAATTTCTCATATAAGAAGAAACGCTTTCTCCCAGCAAATAAGAACTTGACGTCACGCTTCCTCCAAAAAAACCTCTGGTAGCTGGGATGGAAAAATAAGTAGTTTCCAGAATTTTGCCGTTTTTGTCTTTGAATAAAATTTTTATTTCTATAAACCCCCGCTCATCTTGATCTGCAAACCACCATTTCCAAAATCGTGCAGCGTGATTTCCCTTGTTGAATTTTGTAAAGAAATACTCAATAACTAAAGTCTTATCTGCAGGATCTTTTTCCTTTATTGAAGTAGGCATATTCATCTTGATACCCCTCTCAAAATGACCCGCCAAGCCTCTAGGAATTGCGACAAGATGTTTTCCTTCAATGAGTTCATAGCCAGTCTTTTTCTCGCCATTGTAAAAATTTCCCAATGTAGCTATTTGAGGATTCACATAACATCCTGTAAAAATTAAAACGATCAGAAAAAAAGCCAAATTTTTCATTCTTCTGCCTTATTATAAAAATCTAAAAATTATAGAAAATAAATCTTTGTTTTTAATTTAAAGACAAAGAAATCATTTTAACTTAATCAAAGAATCAGTCTTCAAAAATCCCTAACTCCCCCATCACCACCACTTCAGAGCCATTGGTGCTCTCTGGGCTTTTGTCGTGATTCTTATTGATGTTTGCTTTGATGCTTTTTCTGATTCTTTCAAAACTCTCCCTGAGTTTAGGGTCTTGACATTCGATTTCAAACTCCCCGCTTGAGACTTCTTCAAAGGTGTTCTCTTCTATCAATGGCGGCTTTTTGGAGAATATCTTAAAATCATTTTCTAGCTGGACTTTCACTCTTGTCCAATAAGCCTTAGGGGCTTCTTTCTTAAGATCCCTATACCATTTTCTTAGATTATCTAAGAGTTCTTTTTCTTTGAGTCTATAAAGACTGAGAGCAGAGATATGGTTCAAGACAATAAAGAGCGTATTATTCTTGATAGAGCAGTAGGTAACGTGTCTAGCCAATTCCTCGCCCAAGCTTTTTTTAACGTAATTCTTTAGAGCAGCCCTCAAGGCTAACTCTTCGCCAAGTAGGTCTATGCCGCTTGCCTCCCCTGTCTTTTTGCGCAAGACTTGAGCGGGGGTTTTGAAGAATAATGGGGTGGTATCTGTATTGATTTTTTTGAGTCTGCCGTTGATATTTTTAATCATTTGAACTCTCTGTTTTCGAGTCTTTTGCTGGTTTTTCTGCAAACAAGGGAAGTTCTTGTTGTTTTCTTTTGTGCTCTCGAATGATCTCTCTGACTTTCTCTACAGAGAGGTTGAATTTAGTCGCTAAAAGTTCATAATTATAGCCGTTAAATTCCTCAGTGATTCGCTCCCTCACATCAGGAATGACTTGAGGGATATAGACTCTTAATCCTCCATATTTCTTGCAGATCTTCTCAAAGCTCATCCCCGCTTTATAATCTTCGCAAATCTTGTGCAGCTTGTGCTTTGTCATTGTGACCTCTTTTATTGTTTGTAATTTGGATTATTTGCTGTTTTAAAAGCTCTGCTGTAGATTTCAGAGCTTTTGAGTTGCTTGAGATTGTAGCTCAGCGTGCGCTCTAGCCCTGTAATCACTTTAGTGGCTTCTTTGGAGGTGAGGTCAGGGACTTTTCTAGAGGCTTTAATTTGTCTTTGAATGAACCCGCTCAAATCTTCACCACTCCAACCTAACTCTTCTTGCAGTCTTTTTATCTTTTGTTTTTGGGCGTAAGAAAGAGCAGTCTTTCTAACATAGAGTTTTCTATCAGGGTCGATTAGAGCAAAGTCTCTATCTCTGCCGATGTCATCAAGGATAGAAACAACCTCTTGAAGTTCAGTGATAGAAAGGAGGGCGGAGCTTTTTTCATTATAACGCAGATAGAGCCAATCTTCCCAAGCCCCGTTTGCTTTGATTTCTTTGTATCGGGGGTGGGTATGGATTTTTATAATCAGTTGCTTTCTTAAAAACGCTTGTTTTTTTGTCATTTTTGCTCCTTTTAAATATCTGCCCTTGTAGAGTTTGTTTTTAGAGGCTTTGGCTTTTACAAGCCTTTATCCCCTCTAATAAGGCGAAGCCTCATACCCTTTTTAAAACTTTTAAACCCTGTTTCAAAGCCCTTTAAAGAATCTTTAAACGACTTTCAAAAAGAATTAAACGCTCAGAGAATCTCTTAAGAGACGCTCTGCAAACTTTCAATCTTAGGCTCAACCCTAAAGTTATCTTTGACAACTCTTGTGATTCCTAGCTTCACCAAAGCGCTGTCATCAAGTTCGCACAAGGCTTCTTTGTTGGGCTTTTCTTCATACACAATGCAGTCCTTAAAACCAAATTTCTTAATCGCTCCAATCAAGCTCTCTATCTTTGCTTTCGCTCTTGGCAGACTCACGCTTTTTGAAAGTCGATACCCAATCGTTCCAAAGACCAAATCTTTGCTTCTTTTTTCTGCAAAATCAGCCTTGTTAGCGCTACAGAAATTTTCAATCTCTTGCTCTAAGAAGTTGCGTTCGTTTTGCAACTCAGTGATTTGGGGTTTTGCCTCTTCTTTGATCTGATTGCACTTCAGAGTCACTTCACCTTCAATTTGAGCGATGCCCACCTCACACTCACAAACTCTTTTTAACGCCATATCGACATCGTCATAATTCTTGATATTCATTTTTTTTACTCCTTGTTTTTATTTATTTTTTATTTGATTTCAATGCAATAATGCGAAAGCCCTAGACTCTTTGCTAGAGCCAACTCTTTTTTCATTCCCTCAGAATTATTTGAATAGGGAGTTTTAATTTCTATGATGCTCTGGCAGTTTCTTAAAAATTCCAACCCGTCTGCCAAGACTTCCAAGCGTTCGCTCTCTTCGTTATACACCCCATCAAAGCACAGAATCGGGGATATGGGGATAAAACCCATCATCTTGGCGTGTCTGGCTCCTTTGAGTGCGTAGCCCCTTACAATACTGACCCAATCCATCGGCTCTAGTGCTCGCCTGACACTCGCATAAGGTGAGGCAACGTAGCAAAAAGTTCTCATTGACTGCTCTCTTTCAAACCTTCAAAAACACTGCTGAAGGCTTTAAATTTTTCAAAATCCAAGTTTTTTAAAACGATTTCCTTAGCTTTGGTGTGAAGAATTAAAACTTCGTTTATAAGCTCATTCAGCTCTCCTGCTATCGCCTCAAGACTCCTGTCTTCTTTGAGCGCAACAAGTTTTAGAACATCTTCCCTGTCATAATGATTGCAGAGAATCTCAAGTGCGTCCTGAAAGTAGTAGTCTTCCTCTTCAAGCACATCTTCTAAAGTGACTTCAACTTTTGCATCCACTATCATTGTCTGACCTCCTCTTTATTCCTAACTTCAATTTCCGCTCCTACAGATTTGGCCATCTTGATGACCATCTCTAAGCGTTCAACCTCTTTGTGGGCTTCTAGGCCCTTGACCCTATCTTGCAACTCTTCCACCTTAGTTCTCAGAGATTCATTACTTTTTTCATTTCATTCCACATTAAGAACCAAGTCACCACCCAGCTAATGAGCGTGAAGATAACGACGACTGAAACGATATTTCCTAAAAAATCAATCATATTTTTACTCCTTATTTAATAATTTCAACTCTATGCAAGCTCTCTATAAAAGGCGACAACACGCCTTTAACTCTCTTTGTTCCAACCTTGACCTTGCTCCTAATCAATCCTCTATCTTCAAAATAGAATCTTGAATCATAAGAAATGCCGCTTGTGCCAATCAGGCGAAAATTAGCTGTTTTTTTAGTTTTTTTCATTGTTTGCTCCTTTTTAAGTTAAAAACGCTCATCTATCGCAACATTCTGAATTCTAATTTCTTGTCTGAATGTGATAATCAGGGCTTTTTTACAATACAAGCAGTTCTTAGGAACGCTGTAGTAGCTCTTCTTTCTCGAATTAAAAAAATGCCGCACATAAAAACAAAAATCTTTTTTGAATTCCCACTCGCTCCTACAATAGGGACAAGTTATCAAAAAATCGTTGTATTCCATCACTTTCTCCTTTATAAGAACATCATCTTGGCCGCCTCCATCACGCTCTCTCTATCTCTAGGATCGCCCCCATGAAGCGCAAGCTTTGCGACTCTTTTTTTGAGTTTGGCAGACTTTCTAAAATTGCCTTTGGTGAAAGTAAAAATATGCTCACCAAAAAAACTCTGACACTCAGCCTCATCTAATCCCCGCATTTCATAGCGACTGCCGATTCTAGAGCTGAGTTGGGCGAGTTCGCCATTTTTTCCGAGCAAATTTTTCATCAAGATCTGCGTGCCAAATAAAATGACAGGCACACTACTGAAATCTTGAATTCGTCTCAAATCCTCCAACGCCTTAATAGGCAGGTGTTCCCCCTCATCAATGAGGAGCACAGCGTCTCTTTTAAAAAGCTCTTTTGCAATCAGTCGCACGTTTTCATCTAAATTGGAACTCTTTTGAAGTCTCAATTTCTCGCTCAATATTCCCAAAAGCGTTTTAGCTGTGGTGTGGAGCGTGGCTTCAATCAAAATAGCGTTGGGGTGACTCTTGGTGTATTCGCTAGCAATCACACTCTTGCCTGTTCCGGGACTGCCATAGACAATGCCCATTTCTTTTTCATCCACAGCGATATCAATGACAAGTTCTGCCATCTTTTTGTCCTTGCTTGCAAATACGCTTCCTGTCTCTGCTTGCTCTGTTGTAACCTTGCCCTTAATTTGTTTTTTCACAAGATAATTTTTAATATAAAGCTCCAAATCGTGAGCGAGTTCTAAATTTTTGCCCTTATATTCGCCCTTCCTGAAGCTTGAAAGTGCCGAACCATCACGCTTGCCGATGGCTTTGCCAAGAGCAGATTGTGAGATTCTTTCTTTTTTTAGAAAGTCCTCTGTCAAACTTCTAATTTTTTGAACATAAAACTCTTGCTCTCTAGCGGGGAGTTTTAGTAACTCGTTGAGTTCTAAGACTTCCAAATTGTCGTTATTTGCTAGTGTTTTTATCTCTTGGACTTTTTTCATTTCTTTGAGTTCCTTTATTCCTTGATTTTCAAATTCTTTTTTCATATAATTCCTTCTCTGTTTTTTTATTTTGATTCATTAACCCGCCCTTTTTGAATCAAGGTGGCGGGTTTTTTTATGTTTTGATCCCTGCAATCTGTTCCCAAGTGAGCTTTTTTAACTCTTTTTTGTTTTTTTTTTTTTTTTCTTTTTTCTTCTCCTTTTTTGAAATCATTAACTCCATATACTCACTCCCTGCTGCTCTCTTAACTTCAGATCTGATTCTTGAATGCTCCAGCTCTGAGTTAATGGGGGTGACTTTGGGTTTTTTAACAGAAGTGAGCTTGCTTGCAACTTCTTTATAAAGTTCAGGAGTTTCGCTCTCTACTTTTGCTCTTGCCTTAACAATCTCTTCTTTGACCTTTTTCTTAGCCCTTTCAAAGACCTTACGGCTTTGTTTGGCAACCTCCAGCGTATCCTCATATGTGCCTTGTGCTAAAGCAACGTCTAAGAATTTCTTGTCTTTGTCGTAGATAAAGGCTTGAGCCACGTTGTTAATATTGATTCCCGCAAACACTCTAGAGTGTTCATAAAGCTCAGGGAGTTGATAAAGGGTGTTGTTTAGCATCACCCCGCCCTTGCCAACGCGTCTTTCTTCTAGATGAGAGAGGTAGAACGTGAGTTCATATTCACTCATTCCGACTGCTTCGTGGCTCCTTTGGTTATAAACATTAATCGGGGAGTCACCGAGCTTGGCGTTGATTTTACTCAGCGCAATCTTGTTATAGACCTCAATCTGTCCTTCAAACTCTTGTAGGGTCAAAAGTCCTTTAAGATGCGTTTTTTCGCCCTTTAAAAGCCTGCGTTCCTTACGACTATTAAATTCTTCAATAGACTTTCTCTGCCCCACGTTATGCCCGATATAACCTGCCATCAATTCAACGGCCTTGTGCTGGAGCTTTTTGAAGTTACTCTCCACGTAGGGCTTTAGCCAACCGCTATAAGGAGCGGTGTGGGTAAAGTCGATGCCTAGTTTTAGACAGACTTCCTGCACGTATTTGCTCTTGAAAGCCCTGCCGTTGTCTCCCTTGATTGTCTTGGGTTTCCCATAGGTCAAAATGTATTTAGCAATCGCCCGTGCAACCCCTAGTGAGTTTTCACTCTCACAGACGTGAAAGATACAAACTCTTGAATACACGTCAATCAAAGAAATGAGGCTGTATCTAGCCTGAACCATTTCCATCGTGTCGATATCGTAGTTATAATCACGACAGAGGCGAGGCACGTCCAGTATCACATCAATCGGAGAGGCGTCAATTTCGACGATCTCATTAATAGAGCTTGCAGCCCAAGAGGCATCTCCAACTGCAGGCAACATCTGAGAATCTAATCTTGTTTCCCCGCCCTCCACTAAGAGCTTGACCTCTCTGTGGTCGCCCAGATAGGAGTCAATGAATCTCTTAAGGGTGTTATAAGAAAATAGATAGGATTGTTTCTTTAAAAAACCCTCTAGATCCTCAAACAAGCCCATCTTCCAAAGATTAAAATGAGCGCTCTCATAGATCAGGGCGAGATTGAACCTTGCCTTAGAAGCCAAAATCAAGCGAACAACCAAGTCTTGAATTGTGGGGTTGCTTTGAATAATGCCTGCGTTTTCCCTGTGTTTGCCCCGCTCATCAATGAGGCCATCAATGCCAAAGTCCCTGTAAGCCCTCTGCCAGCTATAGAGTTTGGCAGGGGTGAGTATGAAAGAGTAGAGCCGAGAGCTGTTAATACTCTGAATAAAATCGCCTTCCTTGATACCTTTAACCTTAGCAGATTCCCATTCTTTCACGACTCTAGCCCGCAACATCGCCTTTTCTTGGACTTGAATACTTGCTTTGGCAAAGGGGGTGAGGGGGAGGTCGTTTTTATTTTGGTTATTTTTTACTTTTAATCCCAAAACTCTACTGCTAGGACTAGAAAGCCATAAATCATCGTTGCAAGTATCAGGAAGAAGATAAGAAACATCTCCATTTTCTACTCCTTGTCTTTTTGGCTGGGGGTGGGGTTCTCTTCTTCCTCCTCCTCGAATGTGTCGATTACGTCCTGATAGAGTCGTTGGGCTTTCCACAAGCCTATCATCAGCGTAGCTGTGGGAATGAGCGCAAATAACATTGCGATGAGTATTTCTTTCATTGCTTTCTCCTGTATTTGTATTAATAATGTTGTTTTCAAAGGCCTCTAAATCAGCAGGATCGATGGGTTCGCTCCAAATTTGGAGGACTTTGCCGCCACGTCCGATACCTTTAATATAACGAAAATAAAAAAAATCACCATTTAAGACAAAAAAAGAAGAACTAGATTCTTTTGCTTTTCTTCTTATCGTTCTTATTGATACGATATTTATGTCGTATTTAGGATTAAATTTTTTTAGATTTTTTAAAAAATTTTCTGCGTTTAACCACTCTCTCATCACGCCACTCCCCACCAAAGATTCTCTTTTATCAAGAGCTCTTTGAGTTCTTTTGCTCTGCCTCTCTTGCCTTTAGTTTGTCCAAAGCTCATATTTCGAATAATCTGAACATCCTCCTCAGATAAGCCTTTTGCTCTCGCCCAAGTTGCCAGCCGCATTCCTTTTTTTTCAAAGGTGTTGCTAATAGGAGTTTCTTTTTTATTCTTGTTTTGTTTCATTTTACTCCTTTGTTTTAGTGTTTTATTCCCTTAAAAGAGAGGGTTGGCATACAAATAAGGAGAAACTGCAGTAATGATATACAACCCCCTCTGCTAAGGGAATTTTTGTTTTTCTATCCCGCTTCTGTCCCAATTGACAGCTTCGCAACGGCTGGCAGACTCAAGTCTTCTATGAGGTAACTCATATCGGAGAAAGCCCGCCTGCTTGGCGATAGAAATTTAAAAACGGCTTGGAAGTCTCGCCGCCAGAAAGTCAAAAAACGTAAATTCAGTTAGCAATTATTTTTTATATGCAATAATTCTAATGAAATTGATAGAATTATACGACATTTTTATCATATTGTCAAGAGGAATACGTCAAAA